GGTGAATCAGGGTAAAGTCTATACAGGAAAGAAAAAATGCAGAAGGGGTTGATGGTATATGACACAACAGGGGAGTGGTGGCGGCAATGGAAAGCAATGAAGAAATTGTTGAAAGAATCCAACATGGGGAGAATGTGCAGGAAAATATGCAGCAGCTTTATTTGCAGAACCAACCTTTGATTGCAAAGTTTGTTAGACCATATGAAGCATATTGTGAACATGAGGATCTGATGCAAGAAGCATATTTTGCTTTGCAAGAGGCAACTGAAAAATATGTCTTTGGTGAATATAAATTTATCAGTTGCTTGAAGATTTATATAAAAAAGTGCGTTGGTAAATATGTAAAAAGCAATGGAAAACTAAGCGGTTGCCAAAATATATATTCGGAAATATCGAGATACAATAAATTTATCAGTGATTACATCAAGAAGCATGGAGAAGAACCGGGTGATTCAGATATTCGTAAGGGGCTTGATATTTCAGGCGCAAAGTTAAAATCTATCAGAAAGTTATATTATGAAATGAACTGCATGAGCATTGATGAATATGCATCTGATGACGGGGAACATTCTTTGACGGTTGGTGATCTGTTGGTTAGCGAAGATGATGTTGAAGGTGATTCTGTTGAAAAAGTAGCCAAGGAACAGGATAAAACTGTTCTTTGGCATCTGGTGGACGGTTTGCCGGATCAGCAAAAAGATGTCCTGATTAAGAGATACAAACAGAACTGGACGCTTGATAAATTGGCTACTGCAAAGAAGATTTCCAAACAACGTGTCAATCAAATAGAAAATGCTGCATTTGAACGTCTAAGAAAGAAAAAAGAAGTTCGGTTGATGGCATTAGATTATGAAATCCACAATATATATTCTACCGCTTACAAAGGGGGCGTTGGACGATTTAAAAACAGTGGTTCATCTGCTACTGAAAAGGCTGCATTCAAAAAAATGGACGCAGTAGCTAACTGGATGCGGTTACAAATGGAATGGCATGAAATAGAAATGCAACGTCAGGAGATTGAAATTGGCGGTGGTGGTAAATTCTCCACGTAAATAATTCAAAGCGTCATATGACCGTTATATGAGCAGAGGAAAGGTGAAAAATCATGGGAAGAATGGGAAAATTCAGCGTTAAGGGGCTGAAAGAATTGCAAAAGCAACTGAATAAGATGCAAGACCCTGATGCGTTTGTGGAATCGTGTGCAAAGGAAATAGCACAAAAACTTTATGAAGAATTGATAAATAATACACCAATCGGAATCTATCCGGCATCGACAGGCAAAAAAGGCGGCACGTTAAAACGTGGTTGGACAATAGGAAAAATTGAAAGAACTGGTGACACATACGTCATTGAGATTGTGAACCCGGTCGAATATGCGTCATATGTGGAATATGGACACAGAACTGTTAAAATAGATGGTTATGGTTGGTGTCCCGGAATTTTCTTTGCTGAAAAGTCGGTGAACAACGTTGACAAGATGATCAAGCCATTGCTTGAAAAAAGAATGAATGACTATTTGAGTAAATTGTTTAAGGGGTGAGGACAATGAAGAATAGAACATATTGGAGAGAACGATTCAAGCAGATGGAGGAATCACAACACCAACAAGGTCTATCCTGTTATGCGGACATTGAAAGGCAATACAGACAGGCACAACGGACACTGGAAGGTCAGATTTCTGCATGGTATCAGCGTTTTGCAGACAATAACCATATTACTTTGTTGGAAGCACGGCGGTTATTGAATACAAAGGAATTGGAAGAATTTAAGTGGACAGTACATGATTACATCCAGTATGGTCAGGAAAATGCGGTCAACGGTCAGTGGGTGAAGCAGCTTGAAAACGCATCAGCCCGGTATCACATTTCAAGACTGGAAGCGTTGAAGATGCAGACCCAACAACAAGTTGAAGTCCTTTTTGGAAATCAGCTTGATTCCATTGATCAGACCATGCGTAGTGTGTACACTGATGGATTTTACAGAACCGCCTATGAAGTTCAGAAAGGTGTTGGTGTCGGTTGGCAGTTTTCCACACTGGATGATAAGCAGATCAGCAAGGTCATCAATAAACCGTGGGCGGTGGATGGAAAGAATTTCAGTGAACGTGTTTGGTCGAACCGTCAGAAGTTGGTCAATGAACTGAATCAGACGCTGACACAGAACATCATACTGGGGAAAGACCCGCAAAAGGCTATTGATGAAATTGCCCGGAAAATGAATGTGTCAAAGACCGCAGCCGGACGATTGGTGATGACCGAAGAAGCGTTTTTCAGTTCCGCAGCACAAAAGGACTGCTTCACTGAACTGGACGTTGAACAGTATGAAATAAGTATATCCTATGACAAAAAAACATGTGATACTTGTCAAGAAATGGGTGGAAGGCATTTCAAAATGTCAGAATGGGAAATAGGTGTCACTGCACCACCATTTCATGTGAACTGTCGTTGTCATCAGGTGCCGTATTCTGATGATGAATTTAGTGCAATGAGAACAAGAGCGGCAAGGGATGAAAATGGAAAGACTATTTTTATTCCGGCAAATATGACCTATGAAGAATGGAAAAAGCAAATTTTTAAGTAGTGATTGTATTTGACAATGCAATGGAAGGTGGATGAAAATCATAATGAACAAAAATATTGAAGTTATTAACGAATATCTTTGGGCGGTCAATCAGGAATATGTAAAAATGGGGATGATACAGGAACTTGTCACTTTGCCGGGGTGTTCTCCTGAACTGGAAGATGCAAACCTGACAAATGAAGGAATCTTGATCTTGAATAAATCGTCACCTGTACACGATGTATGCAAGAAAATGATGATCCGCATAATGCAGCATACTGATGAACAGTTGAACCATGCATATGAAAAAATGAACCTGATAGAAAACCCGGATTCGTATGAATTTATGTACCGGGGATTGCTTGGGTGGGAACTGAAAAGGCGGTCTGTTTGGCAAGACTTTTTGAACAGTATTCCTGAACCTACAATCTGGGATAAAATAGTAAATTACGTTAGAAAGAAGGTGATATAAAATGGCATCAATTCAGACTGGTATTCAGTTAAATGATCAGTTTACCAGTGTTATTTACGGGGTTATCAATTCCGTCAACATGATGAACTATGCAATGCAGGATATGCAGCAGGCAATGAACACGGATGTTGATGCTGCTGCTTTTGACGGCATCCGGGATGAAATCAATCAGGCAACTATGGCAATGGATGAACTGAATGCCGCTATGAGTGATCTGCAAGCACCTTCTGATCTCACAAATGAAATAGCGCAGACTGGTGATCAGATTGAACAGAATACACGTGAACAGGAAGAATTTAATCAGGCGATTCAGACCGGGACGAACAATGCAGACGATTTGTTCAAGACAATCAAAAATGCAGTTGCAACCTATGTGACTATTGAATCACTAAAAAGCGCACTGGATGCATCTGATGAACTGACGCTGACCACGGCACGTCTTGACATGATGAATGACGGTCTGCAATCCACACAGGAACTGACTAACATGGTGTATGCGGCGGCGCAGGATGCAAGAGGTTCATTTTCTGACATGGCAGATGTAGTTGCCCGGTTTGGTAACAATGCAAAAGACGCATTCAGCAGTTCAGAAGAAGTTGTTGCATTTGCAGATTTGATTCAGAAGCAGATGACTATTGCAGGAGCATCCACACAGGAAGCGGCAAACGCTGAATTGCAGTTGTCACAGGCACTTGGTTCAGGTGTCTTGCGTGGTGATGAATTGAACAGTATTTTTGAGCAAGCCCCGAACCTGATTCAGAACATTGCAGATTATCTTGATGTTGGCATCGGTGAAATCCGTGACATGGCATCAGAAGGCGAACTGACCGCTGATGTTGTAAAGGCTGCAATTTTTGCCGCAAGTGATGACATAAACGCAAAGTTTGAAAGTATGCCTATGACATGGGCGCAAGTTTGGCAGTCCATGCAGAACACGGCATTGATTGCGTTTCAACCTGTTCTGAACAGGTTAAGTGAACTTGCAAACAGTGATGATTTTCAGACATTCGTGGACAATGCAGTCAATGCCCTTGCGATACTGGCAGAAATTGCCCTTGATACGTTTGACTTGGTGGCATCCGGGGCGCAGTTCGTAGCTGATAATTGGTCAGTCATTGAACCCCTTGTTTTGGGTGTAGTGGCGGCACTGGCAGCATATAACGCTGCACTGCTCATTGGAAATGGTATTCAGCTTGCTTGTGCGGCGGCAACTGCAATTCATACTGCTATGACAACGGCATGGAGTGTTTCAACATTCATTGCAACAGTCAATCAGGAAGGCTTAAATGCAGCACTTGCAGCGTGTCCTATAACGTGGATCATAGTTGGAATCATTGCATTGATTGCAGTTATTTTTGCAGTATGTCAGGCAATCGCAAATGCAACAGGTGTTGCGACAAGTGCATTCGGTATCATTTGCGGTGCAGTTGCAACGATGGCGGCATTTGTGGTGAATATCATCATCGGACTTGTCAACACGGTCATCACAATCGGTGTGGAACTGTATAACATGATTGCGAACTTTGCAGCAGGTCTTT